CTCAAAAGCTGGTCAAGGAACTGGCGGCGAGGCTGGGGCAGTAATGGCGAATCCGATCCCGACAAAGACCTCTTGGAAAGCCGGTGAGTCCGGTAATCCCGAAGGCAAGAAGTCGCGCACGCCTGTTCGGGATTGCTTTTATCGGCTGAACGCACAGAGCGACGGTCAGATGGTGCGCGACGTGTGCGAAAAAGTCGTGAAACTCGCGCGCGAAGGTGAGGCGTGGGCGGTGCAAGCGATCTTTGACCGCATGGACGGCAAGCCCGCGCAGGCCGTGACGGGCGCGGACGGTGGCCCGCTGCAATTCGAACGCATCATCCGAACGATTGTCGATCCTGCAAATCCCGACGCCTAGGGCGTTCGTTCCGCTACTCGCACCGGCCCGCTACAAGGGCGCACACGGTGGACGCGGCTCCGGCAAGTCGCACTTCTTTGCGGAAATGCTCATCGAGCGGTGCGTGATGGAACGCACGGATGCGGTGTGTGTGCGCGAAGTGCAGAAGTCACTAGCGCAGTCGGTCAAGAAGCTGCTCGAACTCAAGATCGAGGCGCTCGGCGTCGGCGAGTTGTTCGACAGCAAGGTTGACCGGGTCGACTGCCCGCACGGTGGGCGGATCATCTTTCAGGGCATGCAGAACCACACAGCCGACTCGATCAAGTCGCTTGAAGGTTACGACATTGCATGGGTCGAAGAGGCGCAGAGCCTCTCGCAGCGATCGCTTGACCTGCTGCGCCCGACGATCCGCAAGGCGGGTTCTGAACTGTGGTTTTCGTGGAATCCGCACACGGACACGGACCCGGTGGACGTGCTTTTGCGCTGCGAGACGCCGCCGCCTGGTGCGGTCGTTGTGCAAGCGAACTACCGCGACAACCCGTGGCTTCCCGACGTGCTCCGGCAGGAAATGGAGTACGACCGACAGCGCGACCCGGACAAGTTCCGGCACGTCTGGCTCGGCGAGTACCTGCGCAATTCCGAAGCGCGTGTGTTCAAGAATTGGACGGTCGAAGAGTTCGAATCGCCGCCCGGCTCGATCTTCCGTCTTGGTGCCGATTGGGGATTCAGTGTCGACCCGTCGTGCCTTGTGCGCTGCTACATAGACGGCAATCGCCTGTACGTCGATCACGAGGCGTACATGATCGGATGCGAGATCGTGAACCTGCCGGATTTGTTTGACCGTGTTCCGGAATCCCGTAAGTGGTTCATCACTGCCGACAGCGCGCGACCTGAGACGATCAGCTACATGCGCTCGCATGGCTATCCGAAGATGAACGCGGCGCAGAAAGGCGCGCACAGCGTCGACGAGGGCATCCAGTTCTTGCAGTCGTTTGACATCGTCGTGCATCCGCGTTGTACGCACTTGATCGATGAACTGACGCTGTACAGCTACAAGACGGACCCGCTCACTGGGCAGGTGTTGCCGATCCTCGAAGACAAGAACAACCACCTCATTGACGCGCTGCGCTACGCCTGCGAGGGCGCACGCAAGGCGAAGAAGCCGCGCGTATCGAAGCCGGACGCCGAAAGCAACTATCACGGAGAAGGCGCATGGATGGCCTGACCATGCTGGGGGACTACAAGCACGGCGGGGCAACACTCTGCCTGCGTCTGCCGGCCTTTCTAACGCGCTCCATGCGCCGCAACGCGCGCGAACTGTTCCGACTGCATACCGACCCGAAGCAACGCTCTCAGGGCCACGCAACAGCCTTGCTTGTGAAGGTATGCGCCGAAGCAGACCGGCGCGGTATTTCACTTGTTCTCTGCGCCGATCCCGGCCGCGAATCGCTGTACGAGAAGCACGGCTTCTCGACCATCCAGACGGAGCCTGTCCGAATCATGACCCGCAACCCGAGCGCGAATGTCCAAGCCTGACGCCGAAGCTCCGTCGAAAGACGGCTCCTCGGAAGAGGATCGCGTCATTGCGGAGGCCATGAAGCGGTTCGAGCGTGCGTCGGGCTATTGGTCGAACATCCGCGCCTCGTGTCTGGCGGATATGAAGTTCGCGCTTGGCGACGCCGACAACCAATGGCAGTGGCCCGATTGGGCAAAGTCGCAGCGGAAGGAAGACAATCGGCCGGTACTGACGGTCAACAAGCTGCCGCAGCATCTGTCGCAAGTGACGAACGAGGTACGCCAGAACCCGCCGCAGTCGAAGGTGCGCCCGGTGGACGACAAGGCAGACCCCGAGACGGCCGAGATCATGACCGGCCTGATTCGGCATATCTGGAACAACGGCGACGCGGTGTACGCGATCACCAATGCGTCGGAATGGCAGGTGGGCGGTGGCTATGGCTATTTCCGCGTTCTGACCGACTACGTCGACGATGGATCGCTAGAGCAGGACATCTATATCAAGCCGGTGACGGACCCATCAACGGTCTATGACGACCCGGCGATCCAGTTGCCCACGGGCGCGGATCGTCAGTTTTGCTTTATCGTCGAAGACATGCCGCGCGAAGACTTCCGCGAGCAGTACAAGGACGCAGAGGAAGTTGATTTCTCGTCGTCCGGGTCGAACTCCTGGTGGCAAGAGGATTCGGTGCGTGTCGCGGAGTATTGGGTCCGCAAGCACAAGACTCGCACGCTCAACCTGTACGCGGACGGCTCCACTGGCTACGCGGACGAGCAGCCGCAACCTATGCCGGGAATGATGCCGATGCAGGTCGTGCAATCGCGCACGGTCGAGGCGCCTTACGTCTGCTGGTACAAAATCAGCGGTTCGGAGATTCTCGACAAGCGCGAGTTGCCGAACAAGTACATCCCGATCATTCGGGTTGTCGGCGTCGAGAAGATCATCGACGGCGAGCGCGAAGTAAAGGGCCTTGTGCGCAATGCGAAGGACGCCCAGCGCATGTACAACTTCTGGGCGACGGCCTACGCTGAGCGCGTGGCGCTGTCTCCGCTTGCGCCGTTCGTCGGGCCCGCGGGCTTTGCTGAAGGCTTCGAAAACCGTTGGAAGACGTCCAACAAGAAAACCTTTGCTTATCTGGAATACAACGTCGTCCACGATGACCAAGGGCGTCCGCTGCCGCCCCCGGCACGCCAGCCCGGCCCCGATGTACCGCAAGGGTACGTGGAAGGGATGATGCTCTCGTCGGACGACATCAAGAGCACGACCGGCCAATACGACGCGAGCCTCGGCAACAAGTCGAACGAGACATCGGGCCGCGCGATCATGGCCCGCCAGCGCGAAGGCGACCTTGGTACTTTCCACTACATCGACAACCTCGCAAAAGCCGCCGAGTTCGCGGGGAAGATCATCGTTGACCTCGCCCCGAAGATTTACGACACGGCGCGCGTCGCTCGCGTCCTCGGCGAAGACGGCGGCGAAGAGTTCGCGGAACTGGACCCGTCGATGCCGACGGCCAAACACGAAGGGCAGGACTTCAACGGCAAGGTTCGCAAGATTTACAACCTCAGCGTTGGCCGCTATGACCTGAGTGTATCGACCGGCCCGACGTACACAACCAAGCGCCAGGAATCGGCCGACTTCTTCACGCAACTCGCGCAATCGGACCCCACGCTCATGCAGAAGGCCGGGGACATCATCGTCCGCAACTTCGACATGCCGGGCGCCGAAGAATTGGCCGAGCGGCTAAAGCTTTTTCTGCCGCCCAACATCGCGCAGGCCGAAGGCGAAGAGGGCCAGCAGATCCCGCCGCAGATTCAGGCCGCAATGCAGCAGATCGAGCAAGCGAATCAGATGCTCGACCAGAAGGCGCAGGCGTTGCAGGAAATGAAGGCACAGCTTGACCAAGAGGGCGGTACGGTCGCAGCGGACAGGGCGCAGTTGCAAATGGCCTATGAGCGTCTGCAAGCCGAGACGCGGGAATTGGCGCTGCACAAACAACTTGCGATCAAGGAAATCCAGCTTCAGCAGGCGAAGTTGCAAGCCTCTGCGGACGCTGCGAAAGCCGAGATTGAGGAACTGATGGAGCCGCCATCGGCTCATGACATGGAGTACCAATGAGCTACTTGACGATGCGCGGCGCGTTCAATATCACGCCGCTACCTTCTGGCACGGCGGTTGTCGTGTCGATGACGGGTGCGCCGATCCCTGCAACGGTGTGGGCGCGTCCGGGCGCTGGGGACACGGTCACGGTGAGCTACAGCACGGACAACGGCGCGAACTACAACACATGGCCGGGCGGTGCGGTCACGGTGTACACCGAAGACGCGCTGAACAGCGGGATCACGCACATCCGCTTTCAGCGCACGGCCGGCAGTGGTGCGACATCGACGGCCGGGGTGTGCTGATGGGGACTATCTGGGGCGGTCAAAGCACGCGCGTTCAGCGGTTTACGGGGAACGCCGCATCGCAATTCTTCGCGGTGCCGAATGGCGTTTCGACGTTGTGGGTCGAAGGCTGCGGTGGCGGAAGCGGCGGCGGTGGTGGGCATACGAC